TTTGCGTTGATATGGACCGGCAAGACTTTGTTTCGCCTTCATCAGACCGTCCAGGCGACTGGTCAGGATTTGAAGGTAATCGCCCCAGCTTACGGATTGCCCGTCAACCGTGTAATTGGGTTTCGGGTTTACCGTAGCCTCCTTGATGGCAGCGGCAAGGTTGTCGATTGCGGAGCTAATATCATCCGCTGCTGCCATTACTTCGCCTCCACGGGGCGTGATTCGTGCAACTGGTATCGGATACGGTATTCGCTCTTGGCCTGTTCTTTGCTATAGGCCTTGATAAACGCCCGTGGGAGTCCCATTCCTGAGACTTCCCACAGGCGATTAACAGGCTGTTGCTGTTGAGGCTGTTGCTTTTGCTGGGTGGGTTGCATCAGCGTCTACCTCAATTAAGCGTTGTTGTTCTTGACGGTGTGCCAAGGACTCCAGACGCTGGGGATACCCCGCTCGTTGGCGAAGTAGGTGGCCACAATGCCCCGATCCAGCATCTCGTACTGGTTCGGCGCGGCCTGGGTCACGGTCAGCGGGAAGTTCTGCATATACTTGAAGGACTTCCCAGCCTCCATCATGAACCACAGACCATCGGTGTTGGCCTGGTTCAGGTTCAGACCATCCGATGCCAGGCAACGCTGCTCGATCAGCGGGCTGGACAGGATCGTGAACTGTCCAGAGTAAGGATTGCCGGTCGAGGAGGCGACATTCAAGCTCACCGCGCTGGACTGGGTTGCCCCAGGAGCGGTGCGAAGCTCTGTGCCGGAAGCACCCAAGATCAGCTGGGCGGTTGCCAGACGCGCCGGGTTCACCAGGACGGTGTTCGGCGTGATCAGCAGACGCTTGCCGGTATGGGGGTCTTCCATGCGGCTGAACAGGAGGCTGGCAGACTGGATCGAGGTCCAATCCACCAACTGGTTGGTGTGGGCGTTGAGATAGCCCAAGGTGCGGCTGGTCTGGTAGGTGTTGTAACCAGTCCCGTTGTAGATGAACGGGTTGGTCACACCCAGAACCGCGTCGATGACTTCCAGTTCCTTGCGGTAGGCGAGTTCTTCGCCAACGCTGGATGCCATCTGGAGAACCTGGCCGGTCAGATCGAAGAAGACGGTCTCCTTCAGAACATCAATAGCCAGAGCGTTCTCACGGGTTTCGGGAGTGGTGATCCACCTCTCACCGAATTGGGCGCGGGTGTGGGTCTCACCGGGGGCGCGTTTCTTGGCGCGGTCACCGATGTTCTGCACCCCGATCACCTTCTGACCGTTGAGCTTCGTGGACTCAACAGGCATCAGACGGTCGGCAATCAAGGCAGGGTTCTGGAAAGCTTCCAGAATCTTGACCTCGACCAGGCCACCAACGATGCCGGTGAAGGTGTTGATGTTGAGGAAGGCCGAAGGATCGAGGCCGAAACCAGTCGCCTCAACCAAGGCCCGCTTGTCGCCAGCGTAGCCATTCGCTTCCATCATGGAACGGGCAGCGGTGTACTGGCCCATTGCACGGGAATCGGGGCTGAAAAGCTGCCGCCAGCTAGGCCCGATGATCGCCTCGGCCAGTTCCTGGAGGCTGAAGTTTTCGGGACGCAAGGCCCGATCCTTCAACACCAGATTCCCGGCGAAGTCGCGGTTCTCGTTGCCGTCCTTGTCGCAAAGGCCAAGACCCTGGCGCATTTCGGTCAGGAAACGCCAGCGACCATTGGTCTCCTTGGAGCGGGACTCAAACAGGTCACGAAGCTTGATCACATTCATTGCTCTGGTTCTCCCTTATTGGTTCGTGTTAGACGGAGGTGGTGTTGTTGTAGTCAGCGAAGTTGTAGGGCGACCACCGCCCGATCAACCTGACGCGAACCTTGGTGGTGTTGCTGGCATAACGCTCCACCACATAACCCAGGGCCTCACCGGCATCGGTGGTCTTCACCAGGGATTGGCTAGCCACATTCCCGGCCCCGGCAGCGGCGGTCACCGAAGCGGCAACCAGATCGCCAGGCTCGAAAGTGGCAGCGGCGCAATCAGCCTCGTAAAGAGCATCGGGGGTGAAGGTGATGCCCTCGCCGTTGAAGGCGGGATAACCACCGGAAGTGTCGGCGGCAAGCTTGCCTTGCAGGGCCACTCCAGCGAAGACGGCGCGGATGGCAGCTTGGTCGGTGTTAACCGTGCCGGTTGCCACATACTGGTCAAAGGGCTTCAGCACCTTGTTGGTGGTATCCCAGAACAGCAGATCGCCAACGCTGATGGCAACGGATGCCACGCTAGGCAGGTTCATCACGGTATCGGAAGCTGGCTTGTACAGCTTCGATCCACCAAAAGCAGTTCCCATCGTCTATACCCCTTTCGTAATTAGTTTGCCAACCAACGGAACAAGGAATCACCTTCAGGAAACTTCTTGCTACCCTCTTTCGACTCCTGGAAGGTAGCCTGAGTGGGTGAGCATTTGGGTTTCGCGGCGAGATTCGCAGCGGCAATCCGCTTGATCTGCCGCTCCAAGGACTCCGGGCTAAGACCACCAAGGTCTTGAACCAGAGACTCTTCAAACTCGACTCCGTTGGACTCGCAAAGAGTACGGATGGCATCCTTGGTCTTGTAGTGTGCGAGTTCGGCTGAAGGATCGATGGATTCCTTCATGGCTTTCTTTTCTTCTTCCTCGTCGGACATATCCTCGTCCGGCTTTTCCTCATCCATCGATTCCATCTTTGCGCCGCACTTCTCGCACATCTTGGCCGAAGCACCTTCTTCGACCTTTACTTCCTCGCTCTCCGCTACGGGAGTTTCCTCAACTTTGGCTTCTTCCTGGACGCTCTCTTGCGCTTCCATGTCATAATCCCCTGCTTCACCAGTTAAAATGGCAACAATTTCATCCGCTTTCTTGTCATCGGGCGTGTCGTTCTTGGTCAGAATCTGCATGATCATCTGGTGCATTTCCTTCGCATCTTCAGATTCGTCATCAGATTCCTTCAGAGTCCCGGTCGGCTTTTTCGCCCCCTTGGACTTGGCTTTCACGAATTTCCGTTTCGCGCCAGGAGCCTGTCTTTTGCTCTTGTAACGAACTCGATTTCCCGCCGCTTCTTCTGTTTCCTGCTCACTTGGCGATTGCGATTCCGTAAGCGATTTAGTTGTTGCCGGGTCTGCAACGAGATCGACATGGCGAACCTCGGTGATCCTGGAAACCACAAAAATGTCGTTCTTGTCCACCGTGCCCTCACCCTGGGCGTTGTGGCTCATGCCGAATACATCGTTCATCTCTTCCCTCTCTGCCGCCTCGCAAACCGAATCGGCCAGGGGATGATTCTTGAGGTAAAGGAGATCGCCGTAGATTCCCTCACTCTCCACGAAGCGGACATTGATGAATTTCCCGAAACGGTCATGGCTCGACCTCTGCTGGGTCGGACCTTTTTCCGGGTGATCAATGTTGACCTTGATCCCCTCATACAGGGGAACCGCTTCCTTGAGTGCTTCCGGCAGATACCGGCGACCATTCTGGGAGTTGAACCCGATGATCTTCACACCCTTGATGATACCCTTATCTCGGTCAACAACGAGCTTTTTCCCAGCCTGGATTGCTCCAAACTGGAAGATGCCCTGCAACTCTTCGACCAATAATTGGGTACTTTGCATATCGCTATAATCTTCGCTTGACGAAATCTGTCAAGTCCCCCCGATCACCTTTTTTGCTTTTTTGATCCTTGCCGCTCGTTTCTGGGGCGTTTCAGCCAGCAACTGTTTCTCGTCAAGAAGCATTCCCGTGACGGGGTCTAGCATACTCGCCCACTCTAGTTTTTCACCTTTTCGCAGTCTTTTCGTAGCTGCGTTGTACCTGCGGACCCCGATAGCCATGATCTTCCTGTCCTTGGAACTGGTCGAAAACCATTCATTGAAAATCTTGGCATTGGGAATGATCCGCCCCTTGAAATCAAAAAACTTCTTGGCATCCAGGGACATGATCGGTGTCAACCAACACCGGCAGTTGTACGCCATCGAGCCATCCGCCTCTAGTGGTGGGTTGGGCATCTGATCAAACCCAGGATTGTCATAACGGGTTTCTTGTAATAAATCGTGCCATTCCTGGCGCGGTGGGCTGGGCGGATGCGCTCGTCCAGAATGCCATGAACCTGGAAACCAACCAAATCCTTTGGCAAGGACTCGTAAGCAATCTTGCCGGTTTTTCCTATCAATTCGGACATGGATGTTCTGGCAATCGTGTATGCGTTATTACGCATTGCCCTGAAATATTGTTCCAACAAGTTTTGTCTTTTTGCCACATCAGTCTGGAGCGAAACAATTGCCGCCATCGTGGACGGGTTCATCCCGCTCTTCTGCATCTTCTTTAGTAGCCTATCTGCTACACGCTGATTAGCCACAATCTTCAAGATGATATTCTTGGGAACACCAGGGAACAGGGTTTTGTTTATCGTCCGCTTCGCCTCCAGCATGGAATACCTTTCCAAGGTGGAGGTGAAGATTCTTCCCATGTTTCGCAGATAAACCGATGCAAGTGATTCGATTCGCTTTTCCACGAAGGATGCGAATTCTGAAAATCCGATCTCGATGTTGTAGGCGATATGCTTCGGACTTTTCAGGTTTTCATCAACCAATGAAAATCGCAGTCTGCGTGAAATGATCCCCATAGTCTGCCGTGCAATGCGGTTGATCGAATATTGGACTTCAATATGTTGAATCCCAATAAGCGATGCCAATTCCGCATTGAACCGGCGCGTCCTTAAATCCATTATTTGCCCTTCTTGTCGGCGGCATCCATCTGGTTGGCCACCTTCTTGGCCCAAGACCATCCGGCATCACCGCCCCACAAAAGCCAGGCGATATAGCCATTGGAGTCCTTGCCCCAGCCCTCACCCTTCTTGTCCACTTCGTGACGGGCGAAGAATGAGGTCATGCGCTTGATCGTGGAAGGCGACATTTCCTTGCCATTGGACAAGTCACGGGCGCGGGCGATGCCAACCGCAGTTCCGCCCCTGCCATACTTTTTACGCAACTCCAGACCCCGCTTTGCTGCGGCGCGAACCGATGCCGGTGGAGTGAAGTTGATCTTGTCGTACTTGCCCTCTTGCAGGGATTCAGCCACCAGTTGATCTTCTGGTTCCGGCGTTTTCTGCAAATCCTTGTCCACCCCGGTCGGCAATTCTTTGACAGGATTCATGCCTCCGGCAGCACGGGGCGGAACCTTCTGCGAACCAGCTAATGACTCGGGGAAGAGGTCGGCAATATTTGACTCGTCCATGAGGGGGAAGGCGGCGCGGGCAATTGCTCGGCCAACATCCACGGGAATCTGACCAGTCGCAACCCGCATGACGATGGCGGTGAGATTCTCGATCTGGAGACCGTTGAGGGCAGAATCCGAAATCTGCTGCTCGGTCTCGCCGGGAGCCAACTCGTCCGGCATGAGTTCTTGCATCTTCTGGATGTTGTGCTGCTCTTGCTCGAAATCGAGGCCTCGCTCCTGGGCGATGGTCTGAACAGACTTGGCCCCGATGTTGTAATAAATCTGATCCGCCTGGGAATCGGCAATCTTGTCCCTAGCTTCGACCGCGGGTGGCGTGATGATGATTTCGACCTGATCGAGGACATTGATGGGCAAGCGACCCATCTCGGCGGCATGGCGGATCACCCTGGTAATGATCCGCAAGAAGTGGCGACGATAGAAGGCCTGCAATCGGACACAGTTGCGAAGGAATGGCGATTCGGCAGTCAGGCTGGATGCGTAGTTCGCACCAGAGATGTTTGCGCTGGAAAGCCATTCCGGGGCGTTGTGACGGTTGCCAGCGGATCGCAGCAAGGCCTGGAAGATATCCAGGTGATCCGTTGCCGATTCTGCCCCCGGCGGTTTCACATAGTTCATGCCCTTGGGGATATCCAGGAAGGTTCCCGGCTCAATGCGCTGATAATCTGTGGACCGTCCAGCTGGAGCGTTGGCGACCGAATAATCTGTCGCATCATCCACGAATGTCTCGACCTGTTGGATGCTTGCCGTATCGTGTTGGCGAACCGCAGCAATGGCGGACTGGACTGATGCCCCCTCGCCCAGGTTTCGGCGCAGCTTGGCGGCAATTGAAAAGGTTTCCAGGGTCTCAAAGCTGAAGTCTGAAACGCCCCGCTTGATTGACTTCGGGACATTACACTTGATGTGAACCATGTTGTGAGCTTTGACAATCTCCCCTGTCGGCGTTTCAGGGGTCTTGTCGTGATTCTCATCCTCTCCACGGGGAGCGGAATGGACAACATGGTAATTCTTGATGTGGAATACATCGTCCGGGTCGGTCTCAATCCCGTAAGACCAATGGGCAAAATCCTCGCCTGGGGGCTGAATCACCTGTTCCGGCTCGACGGTGCGGACCAATAACCGTCCAGAAGGCTGGGGGAACAGGCGGAGGAAGCATTCGCCATCGGTGCGGGATCGGCTGAAGACTTCCTGTTCAAGCAAATCCCATTCGTTGTCGTTGCGGAATTTCTCGACTACTTCCTGGACGGCATTGACGAGCGAGTCCTCGGCATCCGTACCTGCTTTAGGCCCGATCCGATAGTTGAACCCCGGCCCGATGACATATGAGCAGAGTCCGTTGAGTAATCCTTGAGCATTAGGATTAGTGGTAGCCACCAATCGTGCCTGGGCGCGGAAGAGTCCAAGCTGCTGCTCGGAATACCAGAACGGATAGTTTGATCCGTAGATGCGGTCTTGCGGGTTTGAAATAGGGTAGCTGTATACCCCACCATCCCTAAAACGATCCAGAAGATCAATGTAAGAAGAAAGCCAGAAATCGTTGGTGAGAACATTCTCTCGGAGGGGTCGGCGCACCTTCTTGCCATGTTCAGGGGAGACACGCCCATTGGACCGTCCAGGGATGAGGAAATCGAGGATTTGTTGCCACACGCTCATTGTTTAGCCCTCGATCTCCTGGTTTTCTGTGTATCATTTTGACATATGCGGCAACAAATTTTTGCCGTTCCATCCTTCTGTGGCCTTACTCGCAAATTCAATCGGTTCCACTTATGACCATTTGCACAAGTGTTATTCCTGTGTGCCTCCATCAGTCTGCTTTGTCCGCGCCTTGAGTTCTCCCCAACCGTAACAATTTCCATGTGTGCAGGATTCACGCAAGATTTGTTCCTGCAAGTGTGGTCGATTACCTTGTTTTCTGGAATATTACCGATCAGCATTTCGTAAAAAAATCTGTGCGCTCTTTTATTTCTGTAATTTATTGTGACTTGTCCATAACCGGCATTATTCCTACTGCCATTCCATGTCCAGCAACCCTCTGCTGAAGATGCTTGGACATTAGACCAAATTTTATTCATTCTCGTTTTTTCAGAAATCACGCTATTATCCTCTTGAACCTTCCAGAATTAGTCTTTCTTGAATTCCAAAGTCCAATCATAGCACGAAGTGCCATTTCCAAAGAATCAGGCCCGTCGTCGAACTTCCCCAGGGGAAACTCGCGCAGTTGTGCGACGAGAAGGCGGGAACCCTCTGATCTCCTGAATCGGATGTTCCTATTGGCGAGATAGGGTCCAATCCTTCTGATTCGCACATCCTTGTTGATGGTATTGTAAAGCTGGATAATTGGAATATCAGTTCCCCGGCTTTCACACTCAAGCATGATCTGTTTGGCCAGCAAATGCTGGAACTGGTTGGTCTCAACCACCAGCGCATCCGGCTCAAAGTCTGTTGCCTCCTTTGCGAATCGGCTGATGATCTGTTCCGTATCCAGCTTGAGCATCACCGCGTCACAGTAGAGAATGTTCTGCCTGTCGCGGGCCAGCTTGACGATCGCTGAATAGTCCCCATGACGGGCATCCTTTCCCTTGGATGGGTCTATTGACAGCGTACTGATGGTTATGTGTTCATTCTTGGGGAAGTCATCGACCCAGATATGCTCTCCAAAGTGGGAGTTGGGCCATTCCGCACCATCTGAGTCCACGAATTCGCCATCGAGTTCCTGGGAGGCTTGCTTGTCTGAGTATTGCTTGGAGATCGCCCCCACAAACTCTCCAGCAAGGAAAGGATTCTGCGAGGTCTTGGATTTGAAGATGGCGGTGTTTTCCCGGTCACCTTTTCCGAAGACATTGTAAGTCCAGTTGGCCATGCCCTTGGGCGTGAAGGTGGCGGTGAGGAATCCCATGTCGCCCCCCTCACGAAGGCGACCGATGGCGATATTGAAGACTTCCTCGTTCATGTAGGATGCTTCGTCCATCCAGATGCCGGACAAGTTGGGACCGCGCAGCTTGTCTGGATCGTCACCGGATCGGAAGATGATTTCGCTGCCGTTGTTGAGGACGAGGCGGGGCGGTTGCTTCCACTTCTCCTTGGTCACTCCTAACTCATCCGCCAGTTGGTAGATGGTTCGCATGGTTGCGTCTTGAAGGATCGTGTAGGTCGGGCTGATCACCATGTAGAGGCGATTCCGGCCTTTCTCCGACATGGCGCGGCGCAGAAGGTCATAGGCTCCGACATAGGACTTGCCGGAACCGATTCCGCCCACGAATCCGCGATAGAGGGCATCGGAATGGTGGAATTCGTGCTGCACCTTGTGGAGGCGCATCGTCTTGGTGATCGTCTTGAGATCAGTCGGCTTCTGAGTCTGCGTCGATATCCCCTTCGGTTTCGGCGGCATCGTTGAAGGTCTCCGGT